TCTTAGATAGTTCAAGAACAGCGTTGATAGCACCGATACCCTTTTGTGCTCCGACAGCAATCAACTTCTGAATAGCATTGAAGTCTTCAGGTGTAACCATACCGTCTTTAGGAGGTACGAATCCCTTAGGATATAGACCTGCACTGTACATCTTCTTTTGCAATGCAATGCGTGAAGCAGGTGGTAGGTTCTTAATATAAGACTGCTCATACCCTGGCTTGTAAATCGAACTAGTAATTGGCTTACCTGTTACAGGGTCCTGACCACGAGATACACCAGTGATTACTTTGCTTGTTGAACTAGAAGAAGTAGTGTCTGTACCCCCTACGTGCGATGCTGCTGCAGCCGCTGCTTCTGGAGATATAGTAGCAGTAGAGTTTGTTCTAACTCCACCTTTGCCATCGCCTATTACTGAACCACCCATTATTTGCCTTCCAATTCATTTGCGAAGAATGCATAGAACATCTTCTGGAAATCAGGATTACTTTGGATAACCCACTCTGCCTGTGCTGCAAGCCAGTCGCGCTCTCCTTGTTCAGATGCTGCACCTGTGAACTTGCTCTTACCTAAGTTATTGAGTGCGGTCTGACGGAGATACATATAGTCACGTAGTGCAACTACTGATGGCAGGTCAACAAATCGCTCATCTTCTACCAATGATTGCAGTTGATTGACAATGCGACCACGCTTATTAGGGTCGAACTCAGCAACTGGTCCACCACCCATAGAGTCCTTTAGATACTGAAGGGCTGTTTTGTAGCCATTCTTATCTAGTTCACCAGCATCAACCTTTGTCATAAGAGCATCACGAGTAGCGTAGAAACGCTGGTTGTTTACCTTATCGAGAATCTGCTGTGGTGATAACTTCTTCTTTGTATCGTGAATCAGGTTCCATTGGTACATCTCTGTTGAAAGACCACCGCCTGGCATTACATAACCCCAGACATCCTTGTACTTAGATGCAACATCTGGATTAGATACTACGAAGTTGTATGAATCCCAGTTAGATGGACCATTGCCAGCACTTGATTGAATCAATGCAAATGCCTGTGATGGACCGTATAGGTTCAAGAAGTCGAACCAAGTCTTGTTGTAGTCACCATCATTGTTCTGATAGATAGTCTGAAAGTCTTCGTATAGCGCAGTCTGGAGAGTAGTATCTCCATCCTTATCCTTAGCAAGACCCTGCTGCAGCAGTGACATAGGTGATACAAGACCAACAACACCACGCATAATAGATTCCCAGCGTGAGAATGTGTCAGTGTTCTGTACCAAACGTGCCTGGTCATCAGGGTTGTCTAGGTTATAACTTCCACCAGATGCAAGGTAGTTCATAACTGGCTTAAAGTTAGAAGCATATGTCGCTTCCATACCAGTAACTCCACCGATAATCTTGTTCCAGTTACCAGGAAGAATCGCTGTCTGCAATCCACCGCTGAAATCTGCACGACCAAATGGGAATAACCACTTCTGAATACCCATTGGCATATTGTCAATAAAGTTATTATTGAATGTACCTAATGCGCTAAGAGGTAGGGTAACTCCTGGTCCAATACCTGGAAGCAGGGTACCTGCACCGAATGCGAAGTTAAACGACATAGGATTAGCAGAGAACGCAATAGGTGCACCATTGTAATTAGCACCTGTTACAGTCTTAGCCAACTTAGCCATCACTGTGCCAGCAAATGGTACGAAGAATTGACGTTGACCTGAGTTAGGGTCAGTAAAGAAGAACCCTTGGTTAGGGTCAGCGTAATCTGCTGCATCAGTCATCTGATAGATGGCAGAAGACTCTGGCTTTTGCATCCATTCAAGAGCCTTGACTCCCTTATAGACGTTAACCACGTTCTCTGTACCTAGTTCAGCCCACTTAGTAATAGTGTTTTCCCACGCTGATGCAAATGGCGCAATCAAACGTAGTTGATGGAAGATAAGTCGCTTCTCGTGTGCATCATAGAACAGACCCTTGACGTGATTACGTGCATAAGTATCTGCATATGCGTGAGCATCTTCAATAGATAGAGGACCATTACCATCTGCTGAGCGGAAAGCATTCCATACTGGGTGCTTATCGCCAATCTGCTTGCCAGCCTTTTGCAAAGGTGTCAATGAACCCTCTGCTGTCTTAAGTAGTTGAGCCTTAGCATTAGAGTCAAGTGCTTTTGCGATGCGATTGATAGCATCCCAGTAAGCCTGACGGTACTCTGGACCAAAAGTAGAATTCTTTTCAAGTTCTGTAGCCTTGTCAAAGAACCATTCTACGAAAGTGTACTTATCTGACTTAGATTCAAGGTAAGCAAGGTTCTTAGATGGAACATTTACTAAAACATTGTCCCAATTGCCAGCAGTCGAGAAGGTATTCTTCAAGTCTTTAGCAAACTTCGCCTGTGATTCAAGCAATGCTTTCTTGCCAGCACGCATTTGCTTTGAATTGCTGACAGAGTTAATGGCTCCATCTTCAGGTCGTGGAATTCTGAATTCCATACTGCCAAATTTAGCCTTGCCAAATGCAACCATTTGCATAAGTGTCTTATTGCCACCTGTTGTTTCGGTGACACGAGCAAGCATTGAGATATCTTCGCCCTTTGGGTTCTTACCTGTGTATAGGTAATTCTTTAATCCCTCAGGAGTCTTGATAAATGCCTTAAATTTGTCAGGCGTTGCCTCAGCAAATGCATTAAGGTCCTTGCGACCTGCTCCGTGTAGGAAGTAATCCACAACAGCATCTTGGCGGAACTGTCCTTTAGCGATTGCAGCGGATACTTCTGGTGGGTTAAACCCTGCTACTACTCGTGCAAATGAATCTGAGTTGAGCATACGCAACTGATTAGCAATACCATCAAAGAAACGTGGTGAGCCATAGGCTACTGCGCCAACATTCTTGAATTGCAAGACCTTGTAGTCGCGCTCATCAAAAGCACCACCCTTGGCTGAGTTCATCATATCAACATATGAGTTCTTAGCACCGTGTCCTAGAGTCTCATCAAGGATATCTAGTGCATCATCTCCAGTTGAGAATGAGTTATCAAATACTGTGTGACGATAGTTGTCAAACTGGTTGAGCATCTTGCGCCAAGTAGCGCCATCTTCACGTCCAAGCCACATAGCCAAAGCCATACCTGGATTATTAAAGAATGAAATGTGACCAGTTGCAGCAACACGAATCTGCTCTTCAGCAATATTACGGATGATATAGGCTGGACGAACTAACTGAATCTTCTTCCAGAAGTTTCCAATCGCTGCATCTGCAATTTCTTCACCCTTGGCAAGTGTCTTGTACTTAGACAACTTGTTAGTTAGTCGCAGAAGTTCAGTCACTGGAGGGAAATAGATAGTTGAGTTAAGCAACTCAGATGACATATGTGGTCCAGGAAGCAGAATGCTCTCTCCCTTAAGATTCATATACTTGAGTTCTGCTCCAGCAATATGTTGCTTAGCCCAGTATGAAGACATCTGTTCAGCAGATGATTCAAATGCTGTTGTGTACTTCTTAAAAGCATCCTGCATATGAGAAGGGATGTTCTCTGAGTACTGTGCAAATACTGCTTTCATCAACTTAACTGATGCTGCGTACCCTGCAACTGATGATGTTGCTGCATCAGCAATCTCATCAATGATTTCATTGAGAACTGTCTTATCAAGTTTTGCTGCTACGCCAAAGTCTTCAGTTGCACGAAGTAATTCCTCAGTATCGTGGACATTTACGATTGAACCTGACTTAACTTTAGTCTGATATCCCCGTGCCAGTGGCTTAGCCACAAGGTTATATTGTGCCTTAAGACCTGAGTTGAATCCCTCAAATAATGCTGCAACCTTTGCGTGCTCATTTGCACGTGATGCAACGCGAGCACCAACACCCTGAAGTGTACGTACTACTGGCATAGCAAACTTTGTTCGCTCTGAAACTTTACCGCCAAGGCGTTCGATAACTCCTGGACGTAAAACTCCAGCCTGAATATCACCCTTGAGAAGGTATGGACTTAAGGCATCAACTACATCATCAGGAGTCTTAGCATCAGCCAAAGCCTTTGCTACTTCGTGAGTAATCTTTCCGCCTGACTTACGCCAGATTGCCTTCCAATCAGTAATCTCAACCAACTTATCAACAGCAACAGAGCCGTGACCATTAGTTAAGAAGTCAGCGATAGCCTGATATGCAAACTCTGGACGCTCTAAAGTCTGGTTGATATTAGCAAGACGCTTTACATTGATTTCCCAAGCGGTCTTCTTATCCTTAAGACTTAAAGTTGCATCATTAAGAGTCTCAGAAAGAGTACGAGACTTCTTTGCAGCCTTTAGGTTGTCCTTTGCTGCACGAGCACGTGCACCTTCCATAAGGCGCTGTGTGCGCTCACGCTCTGCTACCTGCTTAGCAGAATACTTTTCAGCATCAACTGCTTCTTTAGCAAGTATCTTAGCCTTTTTCTCAAGGTCTTTAGCAACCATAAGAGCATCCTGAGTTACTGGAGTCTCACCAACAAGTGCCTTAGCACCAGATAGTTTTTCTTCTGTTGCTTTGATAGCAGCCTGTAATGAGTCAAGGTCATCTGCTGTATACATTGGTATACGACCAGCCTGAACTGCTCCTGAAATTTCTGTCTTGATTTGCTCAAGTTGCTTGAGTTGCTTATCGAGTGCATTCTGTGCACGTGCTGCAATGTTAGGAGCCTTGTAAGATGCTTCTAAAGCCTTGCGAGATTCAGTCGCTGCAGTTGCCTTCTCAATCAACTGAGTCTTTTCTGCGACAATAGCATCAAGACGTGCTTGTGCAGCACGGACGCTCACTGAAGATTTGATTGCTGCTTCATTAGCACCAAGGCGTGCAGCCTCTGCCTCTTTAGCAGTACGAGATGCTGTCTCAACATCAATCTTCTTGAGTGCATCAGCCTGAGTTCGAATTGCTTGCGCTGAATCGATAGTCTGCTTTTCAACTTCTTCAATCTTTGCAAGACGATTCATTGTATCAGCAGCAGCCTTAAGAGCACCAGCAGCCTGTTGTTGCTCTGCTAACTTTCTAAGTTCTTTAATATCTTTAGCACGAGACAAACCTGGGTCAAAGATAAATGAACCAGCGATGTCAGCAGCAAGCGCAATGTTTGCACCAGCAGCAGACTCTGGGTGACCTAATGTAAAAATATTTGCGTATGCATCGCCAAGGATTGTGCGTGGGCGATAGCCAATTACTTTGCCATCACCATTGCGGATAGCAATCTTTGCAGCACTCAATGATGCTTGACGAGCAGCGTGTCCTAAGCCAGTCTCTTCAGATGGAAAGAATCCTTCACCAAGTTGAATGTCAGGGAACTTGCCCTTTTTAGCATCAGCAATTGACTTAAGGATTACCTGACCAACTACAGTCTGCTCAACTGGTCCAGGAATTGGTTTAGTTGATACAGGTGCTGATTCAACACCAATACCTTTTGCAGAAGCAGAGATACCAAAGTTCTGAACAGCCTGAGAAAGACCAGTTGCCGCTTGACGGTACTCAGCGTTCATCCAAGAAAATGTTGTTCCTAGAACAGATGTTGCAGAGCGTACGCCAGACTTAACTATATCCCATAGTTGACCTCTACCAGAATCTTTGAAAGCCTGAGTCTCACGCTTGATAGCAACATCTTTCTGATTTGCTAAGCGTTGCTCACGGGTTGCAGCATCAATGTTTGCAATGCTAGATGCAACACCTGACTTACCATCTACACCAAGTGCAGATAATGACTGAAGAACGCCAGGAGACATAATGTTTCCTTTTGCATTCTTCTTGATTAATTCTGCCTGAAAAGGATTTACCGATGCGGCAGCAGCGTAAATAGCCTCAGCATCAACCTGAGCCTGAGTTAATACACCTGAAAGTTTCTTTTGGTCAGCCACTAAGCACCCGCTTGTTGTTGCGCTGCATCGACTGTTTCTACTAGGTAACGTAAATCTTCATTGCGTGGATTTTGTGCGTACAAAGCCTTAATGATGTCGACTGATGGGTCACCTTGATAAGGAATTGCAACTGGAAGAGGATTAACTTCTGAACCTGCTCCATCACCAAATGGCATACCGTATGTAATAGGACGGTCAGGGTTCTCGGATGGTGCGTTGAGTGGAGTAATCTGTGGAAGATTCATAGCAGCAGATGACATTGATGCACTTACTGGTGCTGCTGAAGCAACTGCTGCATTGCCTTCTACGCGTTGCTGGTTAGTCGCTTGATTCTGACCATAGGCAAGACCTGTGTAGTCAAGACCTGCTACTCCGCTTTGACCTGCTCCACCTGTTGCTGACACATTAGCAGGATTATTCTGCGGAGCAGTTGGGCGCATACCGCCTCTGTTCTCTGGCGCAGTTGTCATTCTTCCTCCTACTTAACTTGTTGTTCAAGAATATGAAACGGAGCCGAAGTTCCATTGTTGTTGATTGCTGCAATTCTCATTGCATCTAAGACTGTTGCTCCTGCGTGTAATGCACCTAGTGCAAAATCTCCACCTGAGCCAATACCATAAAAGTGATTGTCGCTCATAGCAACTGCAAAGTCACTATCGATTTCAAATAATGTTCCGTTGATACCAATGATGAGACTTAACTCAAACTTATCATCAGTTGAATCAGAACTTTTACTGAACTCAACACCTGCATCAGTCAATGTTGACTTCAACGATGGTGCGACTTTGTTGATTACAAACTCATAAAGATTTATTTTTGCTTTTGCAGTCAAGAGTGGTGGTTGCCACCCGTGAAGTACTACTTGTAGCGCACGATAATCACCAGCACCACCGATAATGTAACTGCCACGCTCTACTGCTTTAATCATCTCAGGATGCGTATAGACTTTGCCACCATCTGCAACACGTGAGTCGCTTGCGATAACACAACTATCTTCGTATTGAACGCCAATAATTGTTGTCATTGTCCCCGCCTAAGTTATTTACGTGTTGTTGTAGTTGCTACTCTCGCTGAACCTTTACCACTAGATGTTAGTGATGAGATTAATGTCTGAATGTCAGGACGTTGCTGTGGTTGAATCTCTGCAGCAGTTGGCTGTTGTGGTGCCATTGCTTCGGAAGGAGCGCCTCCTGCTGGAGAAGCGGTGGGAGCAGGGGACGGTTGCTCAACCATAGGTGCTGCCCCAGCAGGAGGAACTGGTTGCTGCGGAGCAAATGTGGCTTCAATAGCGTCTTCCAGGGCTGTACCCTTTTGACGAGCCTTGATAACCGCAGCAATTTTGTTTACGATTTCCGATGGGTCTCCACCTGATGCAGCCATTTGTGGAATCGCTTGAGTCATAGCAGTCAGTGAACCAAGAAGTGCTGAACGCATATCTTCGATTTCAATCTTCTCTAACTCTTGTGTTACGTTAACTGTGAATGGAAGTTCTCTCATTGCCATATCTCGGCTGATGAGTTTTCCTCCAAGAGCCTGAAGCATAAAGATAAGACCTTGCGCTGGATTAAGACCAGCAAGCATACCGTAGCGAACGTCAGCAGAATAATCTTGCTTGATGTCCTTTGACGGCTTGTATGTAATCTCATAAGGTGAACCTGAATCTACTCCACGAATTGTTTTTTCTTGAGGGAATAGAACTTCGTCTGCTTCAAAGCAAACCTGAATAACATCACGAAGTGCTGCAGCAAAGATTGCTTGTGCAGACTTAACCTGTGTATCGAATGCTCCCATAAGAGCCTGTACACCTTGTCCCGTAACTACTGATGCACTTACGTTTCCTGTTCGTCCTTCAGGGTAACGCGCTCCAACGCGAAGTTCAGCGTTGAGTAGTTGTGATTCTGTAAACGCACCTTGAGGAATAGATAGTTCCACACGACGTACACCTGCTGGATTGTTGGTGCGGATAACCGCATCTCCACCAAGTTGTAGTTCTTGTACGTCTGAAGGAAGTACGATAGGTGCTTGTACAGATTTTTCTGCTGCTTCCATTGCAAGCAATGCGAAGCGGTTGCGTAGCAATTGAATACCAAGGATGTCGTCAAATTGTCCACGTAGTTCACCGTCAATAGATGGCTTACGTGCAACAACAATCATCATCTTTCCAAGTGGGTTTGATGCGTGTGACAGAATTAAATCTGACTTACTTGGGATGTAGATGATTGACTGGTCTTTGTCGTAGTAGCGAATTAACTCAACCTGTGCTGTTAAATCCTGGTCATAGCCTCGTCGTCCGAGTAACTGGGATTCGTAGTCAGGGAACTGAGATACGAGTTCGCCTAGCGTCATTGCATATCGCTTTGCAAATGCCACACAACGTCCATAGCGGTCAAACTCTGGGTAAGCACCCACTGGGTTCTCTATGCGGATACGTGGCAGTTTTGCGTCTTCATCCAGTTCGATAACGAACGGGAGGAAACCATATGTGATGTACCAGTCAGCACCTTGGTACATTTGTACTGCAAGGTCTGAGTGCTGGAAGTAGTTCGATGCAATGCGTGTGCGCTTATCAGCGAAAGAACGTGCACGGTCATTAACTGCATTTGCTGCAGAGCAGTTTACTGCTGGCAGTGGTGCCATAACCTCAGAGAGGTCACGTGCCACAATGTCAATGAAGTTAGCAACTACGTTGGCAGATACGCCTTCTGGAAAGAAGTCAGGATAAACATCAGCAATCTTTCCACGGCGAACTGCAAGTACGTCAAGGTTACGCTGGTCGCGTTCTCCGTTGAGGTGGCGAAGAGATTCGACTCTCGCAAACACCTGCTTCATTGATAATGCCATTGTTATCCTATCCGTATTGTTGCGACCACTGGTCAGCGATTGCTTCATCTAAATTGATAGAGCCTCTTTGTGCCCTCTGTGCTCGTGTTGCCCAGCGGTTATTAGTGTAAGAACCAATCCGTGTGGACTGTTGCATCAGTTCGCGGATGCGAATGACTGCAAACCACAGTGCCATTACGCAGTCTGTAGGGTTTCGTGTGTCAGGTTTCCAAGTAATCAACTCTTGAACTAGCGTCTTAAGACCTTCAGAGCCTTCGTTGCTTGGTAGTTCAATCAAGTTGTTATCTTGGAATCGTCCATCTCGTGTATTGCCAAAGAGCATTGCCATTGACGCTACACCGAAAGAGGTGTCCCACTTATTCTTGCCAGTAAAATGTGAGTTCAGTTGACAACCGTGTGATGCAAGATAGTTGCGTAGGTTGTCATCTAGTGCATAAGCCTTCTGGTGTGCGTTGATTTCGATACGCAGTTCTTGTGGCTTATACTTTACGACCCATTCTTCAATGAGGTCTTGAATCTTTTGTGGTGATGGTTCTGTCATATTGACACAATCAAGCACGTAAATCTTTCCATCAGCCTTGTTGTAAGTTACAACTACCGCACCTGTAGCACCTGCCATAGCAGGGTCAAGTCCGATGATGGTGTAGGCACCGTCGATGTAGTTAGGATGTCCAGGCGTTCCAGGTTTTAATGGACCACGCTTACGCATACCATTGACTGAACCTGCAATACAAGAAGGGCTAAAGATTGAATCTTCAGTTACATCTTCTTGCTGATAGACCATAGCCCACACAGATGGTGATACCTGTGAGCGACGCTTGAATAAAGAAGGTCCGTCCCACTTTGGATAATTTCCATTTGGCAACGGGTCATCTTTGTCATTTTCCTGCTGGTCAGTTTCTGCCCACAGGGTTTTCCATTGCTTAGGGTCTTCATTAAATTCTAAAAC